AGAAAGGAAGTTCTGATTCATCAACTTCAATCGGTTCAGATTTTCCAAATAAGTCCTGTTTAGCTTGTGATTGACTACTATTATCATTAGAGATAAATACTTTTCCAACTGTGGGAAAAACAAAGTTATAATTTACATATTCGCCTGATTCCTTAGCTTGTACACGACCACTGATCGTTACTATGTCCCCTAATTGAATGAAGTCAGGCAAGAACGCTGAACCGTAAGCAACTTTTACATTCGAACCTTTTTCTTTTTCAAACAAAGGAACTGAAATAATTTTCTTATCGCCTTTTGCTGTGTTTACTGTACGTGTATTTTTTTCGTTTACTTGTGCTGTAACTGTGATAATTGCCATTTAATTATTCTCCTTTTTCTGCTTCTTGCTGTGCTAACCAAATCGTCATGATATCGGTAATTTCTTTTTTAGTCTTATTTTTCAAACTGTCAATATTTTGGTATCCTAGTTGTTCAGCTCGTTTAATAAGTGGCTGGATCTCTCTAAGTCGTTGCTTTTCAGCTTCCAGTTCTTTCTGTTCTTCTGTCAAGTCGGGAAGGTCTTCGTTCGCATAAATGTATAGCCCTAAACCATGACGAGCGATTGCCTTAACTAGTCCACGCTGAATGGCTTTATTTACGTCCATTGAAGTAATTTTTTCAAGAGGGATTGACTGGTTTCGATAGTCCATCACGGGAAGATACTCAACGTGTTCTAAGCCCTCAATAGTCATACCAACCTTAACCCAAGCTGTACGACCGTCTGTGTGGTAGTTTAACCCTTGTTCGTTTTCATAAACTTTACTGTTAGCTTCAGGATAAACTTTTTTTACTTCAGCCCACGCAAACGCCCAACTCAGATAGTCAAGGTTGTTCTTTTTACTTTTCTTGTCATTAACGTTAATGATGCTTAATTTTTCGTATACGCTCATTTTCTCCTCTTTCTACGATGAATACATCCCCTTGTCTTGTAATTTCAATATTATACTTAAGCATTTGTAAGATGTGACCTTTTTCTCGATAATTCCACAAGTCATTTATCAAGCCATATAAGCACTCGTTAGGCTCCACTCTGTACTTTGTTTCGTTCATCTCTTCAAGCTCTTTAGACAGCTTTCTGACGCCTCTAGCATAATGTTTACTAGCTTTTTCTCTTGCTTTTAAACTTTTGAAGTTGCTTTTCATAAATGAAATTCCTGATGTCTTCTTTCTGCTGTTTTTCCTCTTTATCAGACCAGCCAACTTTTTGACCTTTTCGCTTGCCACTTTGATAAACTCGCCTGTTGTCATCAGGAAAGCCATTTTTCTCGAAGTATATTCGAGCATATTCAAAGTAATTTAAGCTGTTGATGTACTGCTGACTATCCTTTTTGTGATAATTAAGAGTTATAGACCGCCTTTCAGCTAGTGATTCAAAAGATGTTATCATACTTCGTCTTTATAAAAACCTAAAAGTTCCAAGGCTTTATATTCTTCGCTATCTTTTTTAACTTTAAGGGCTCCTTCTTTCTTGTCTGTTAATTGTCTAAAGTTTCCAGCATAATATAAAGGAAAATGACTGTTTATAGAATAGTTATAAAAATTAAATTTAGGTTCAGCAATTTCATAACCGTTAATTAGAGCGTTTAGCATTTTTTCTCTCTCACTTTGTTCAAACGGTCTATCATCATAGTCATAAACTTTTCCATTACCGTCTTTAAGATAATGGTTAAATCCCCACCTACTAATATAATAGAAAGCTGTATCCTTGATTTTTCCATCAAAAGTTTCAAGATAATCAATTTGTTCTTTCGTTAATTTAACTACCATTTGTTAGTTCTCCTTTATTTCTATATATACTATTATACCAAAATTATTTATTATCATCAAGTATTAGATGATATTTTTTCATTTATTTCTACTTTTAATTGCAATGCCTTAATCAATGCACGTTTAGAATAGTCATTTTCGCAAGCTGTATGCAATTTTTTTGACTGTCTGACTAGAAATTCAGCACGTCCAAGCCATACTTTGAAAAGTTCATCATTGTGCCATTCTGCTTTTACAATTTCATCTAATGCACGATATAACCAGCCATACACTTCAGTATGTAAAATAATAGCTTTGTTTTCATAATTAATCATTTTCTGTTACTTTTCCTTGCTCTTTAGCTAAGTCTAAGAAAGCCTGTGCCGATTCTTTCGTTGTTTCGATTGGAGTTTCCCTTTTGACTTCTTCCACTAGTTCACTATCAGGTTCTTTTTTATCTTGTTCGATTGATGTAAAAGCTGAACCAACATATCCCCAAAGAATTTCATTATTGAAAGCAAAGTTTCGAGCAAATACTTTCATGATAGAATATCTGTTTTTAGTCTTACTATTAATTTTAGGCGACATAGTAAAGGCAATCTCATACCATGATGGGATAGTCGTAGCTCCTAATATATGGCTCGGAATGATGCGAAAATCACGCTCTGTCAAAGATTGTTCGCCAGCTTGTTTTCTAGCATGTGCCACAACCATAAACGTAACATACTTATCGTGTTTCATATCTAAAGTGTTTCTAAGGTTTGTAATTCCTCTTAGGACTTCCGCCATTGGTTGGTTTGCGTTGATTATATCGTTGTTATCTAACAAGTCTTTTAGAGGGTCTAAGATAACAAGCCCAATATCTTTTTCTAGTATGAAGTTATATAGCTCTCTAAGTCCTACATTGTGCTTTTTCCCTTGGCTATCATATTTCCATGTATCAAGTTTGAAAGCTCCACCATGTAAAAAATACAAGTTATCAGGACTATCTCTTCTTGAACCTTTCAAGCGTTGATGCTCTGTCAGTCTGCTATTTTCATTCTGAATAATTAACACATTAGTTTGAGTTGTTTCTCTTCCAGCGAACGGTTCTCCAAGTGCAATTGCCTGCGCTAAGTCTTGCGCTAGTGATGACTTCATACTCTTCTCACTACCTGTTATAAGACCAAGTGAACCTTTAGGCAATATATCTTGTACATTCCAAAGCAAACCGCCTGCGAAGTCATCTGATTCTTTAAGTTCTTTAGCTGTGCTTACTTTATTAAATAGGCTAGTCATTTATTTCTCCTTTAGTATATAATAGCAAAAAAGACTTGAAAAGTCAAGCCTTAAATATCATATAATTTTAGTTATAAACCATTATGTTCATTATTAAATGTTTTTCTAAATTCTTCAGCTATTTTTATAGCTTTTCTTAAACTTTTAACTTCCCCAAAACTAACGAAAGTTACTTTTTCTTTATTAAGTTTGTCATATTTTTCTTTCAGGATCTTATATTCATCAACTCTTTTTACATGTTCTTTTACTGATGTTGTTGCTAGTGTTTTCCAATAATCGACATCTTCTTTTAATCTTGCATATTCTTCATTACTAATAATTTTAACCATTTAATTCTCCTTTTCTTATACCATAGTATCAAATATTAAATTCTATTCCGTGCTACTTTTTTAGACAGCCCTTAGCCCTTAACGTGTCGTATAATCCCAGCAAGTTAAAAGAAAAGACTACTTAATTTCAAAACTTTTCTATAAATAACTCTGTCAGACTTCTACGCGTCACGGAGTGTTTCTGTTCACGACACTC